AATAGCTCTCCGTGGTGACCTTGCTTACTCTGTCCCAAACTCTGACATCCCTGCGCACCGCCGTCCAGCCCTCAACGGGCTTGAACTCTCTTGACCAAGAGCAGCCACAAACGGCCTTGTCGCAGCCCCAGCACAGCGTGCCATCCTGCGGTTGTTCGGCCTGCCAGATGTGCCCCCTGACGAGTGCGGCCTTGCTTTTTTGCACCCACATCTTTACGGTCCACTTGCTCACTCCCTCGGCCTTTGCAGCGTCGTCATAGGTATCATAGACGGCGACAACATCACCCCACGCATCGCGCTTTATCACACTTTTTTGTAGTGTATTCGTCATCGTTCACCTTCTGCGTCTCTTGTCCCGCACAAACTCTGGGCAATCTTTCACGAAGTAGCTCTCCGTGCCTTCGATCCGTTTCCTGCCCCTGTGCGTGTTCACGTTGCGCCGTTCAGCGTTCCAACCATTGACCGGTTTGAATTCTCTCGACCATGAGCAGCCACCCGTGGCATTATCGCAAGACCAACACAGAGAACTATCCGGGTTTTGCCCATCATCGGCTCTGCCTGCCCGCTCTTCCGCCTCGTAGGTGCAGCCGTTCTTGGGCACGCTGTATCCGCCCACCCATTTCTGTATAGTTGCGGTGCATACGCCCTCGGCTCTTGCTGCTTCCACAATGGTGCTGTACACAGCCACGATATCGCCCTCGCTGTTGCGCTTAATGACCTCTCTTCTGTTCATGCGTCACCATCCATATTCGCTCCGCAGTATCTACAATGCGTTGCCAGTTTATCAATGCCATCCATTCGGTGACAGTTAGAGCAACAGCCCCATCCTTCGTGTACGCCAACCCACCGCCCATGCACCACAGGGGCTACATCTGCGGCAGGGATATTGTCAAGGACGCACATGGCGTCCTCTTTCAAAAGATGTTCAGGATGCTTGATACACACCGCCCACGAAAGAAGCTCGTCCTTCGCAACGGAACGCTCGATATAATCAGCCATTGCCGTCACCAGCCCTTCTGTTCCATGCTTCGATGGCCTTGCTTTTCGTTTCGTGGAATTGCCATCCGCTTGTGTGGCAACTGTCGCAAATAAGGCCGTAAGTTTTTTCTGTGAAATCTTTTGTCAAATCGCTCCAAAACCCATGTGTTTCTAGTTTTGGAACACCGCCGCAGAACGGGCACGGTTTCAATTCAGCCATCACTCCCACCTCTTTCCACACTTGTAGCAGAGCCAACCGTCAGCCTCTCCGCTGAAGGTGTAGCTGTGATTGCACTCCTCGTCATCGTCCGCTACGCCCTTCAGCATCTCGCAGATGAATGCCATGTTGCAGGCCATGTGCTTGTAGTGGGGAATGCCGCTCTCCTCATCTACGCTCTTGTTGTCCTCGACGAATGCCAGCGTATGCCGCAGCAGAGCGTTGACATAGCGTCGCAGCTCTACCTTCTTCCAGTTGTCGGGATCGCCGTACTTCTTCGTGCCGTACATCCGCACCTCCGCAACATCGCGGATCATCTGCGTCGGCACCAAGTCCAGCTCCAGCTTGCCACCGTCAAACTTTGCTTCCGTGCTCATCCCTTCACGCACCTCCCGCAAGGCTTCATCTCATGGCATACGCCGCCGTGATAAGCGCACATAGGAACGAGGAACGGTTCGAACTCCGGGCACAGCTCGATAACTTGGTTGCAGATCTCCTCCACCACCATTCGCGTTTCAGGGCTCGCCTGTAGGCACAGCCGCTTGTTGGCGATAATCATCAGCTCCTCGGCATTCATGTCCCAAATCATGTCCACAGGGGCATCCTGTGGCGCTTTGTTGCGGTCATACTGGGTCTGCCGGTCATTACGCTGGCTTCTCACATAGGGCTGTGCATGGATGTGGCGCACAAGGTGTACGCTCACCCAAGAAGGGATATCCTCCAGAAGAAACGCGAAACGCAGACGGCGGATATGGCTGTGCCGTGCGTTCAAGCTGTCCTTCTTCCACGCCATGTCAGGCGCATTCTTGATGTGCAGACCAGCAGTCACAAGAGCTCTCTCTTTGGCTGCGATCCAATCCCGCTCCGTGGGATATTCCATAATCGTTACAGTCATTACTTCCTCCCTTGCTTTTTCTTCTCTTTCATGCGTTTGATGGACGCAACTCGGTAGGTGTCCATCATGTTTTCTTGGTCGTGCTTTTTCCGCGCGGCTGCCGCCTTCGCATCAAACTCCTTCTTTTCGGTCAGGTATCTCTCGCAGGTGCAATGGCAGTCCGACGTTCTGTCCGGGCATTCGAAGCATACGCCGGGAAACTTCGATGTTCTTAATCGCATTGTTACTCCTTCGCCAGCTCTACCTTGTCAGCAGGAACGCGGAATACGCTATTCCCCTGCATCAGCACAACAGATAGCTGGCGTTTTCCGTTTCTGTCGTACCAAAGCACATACTCGCTGATGCACTCATGCCGTCTGCCGTCGTACATCACCGGCAGCTTGCGCTTCATAGCCTCGTCAATCGTCTTGCTGTCCATTGTCTGCCTCCCAGTCTCTGTACAGCTTAAACCAATCCTCGGCTCGCATCAGCACCATCCACGGATAGTGGTTCTTCCGCCATGCCACGATGGGGAGCTGACCTTTGCCAGCCTCCCCCGCATCGCGGATCGCCTGCTCCATGTAGTCCCATGCTCGCAGCGCCTCTGTTCGTTTTACCTCGATGTGGATGCCGGGCAAGCCCTCCACATCCCCGGCAGCGCCGGTATTGCCTCGATACTGGGCTGTGCGGTTGCAGTCGTAGCCATGCTCCCTGCAAAGGGAAGCCCACTCCAACTCGCCTCGCTTGCCCTTATCTCTGCTTGTTTTGCCCACGCTTCATCGCTCCTTAAAACGGCAGAAAACCGTCATCGTTGATGGGTGCGAACTTGGCAGCGGTTTTCTCTGCTGCATCCAGACCGTTGTCGTTGCTGGGCTTGCTGTCACCGAAGTAGACATTCTCCGCGATAACTTCGGCATTGCGGCGGTTGTTGCCGTCCTTGTCCTTCCAATCACGGAACTGGAGTCTACCCTCCACGATAGCCAGCCGACCCTTGGCGAAATACTTGGCAACGAACTCCGCCGTGCTGCGCCAAACGGTAACATCGATGAAGTCGGTGCCCTTCTCGCCGTTCTTGTCCTTGAAGTCACGGTCGCAGGCGATGGTGAAGGAAGTCACCGGGGAGCCGTTGGGCGTATGCCGCAGCTCGGGATCTTTGGTCAAGCGACCCATAACGATGATCTTGTTGAGTGCCATGATAAATTCCTCCTGTAAAATCTTAATCTTCGCCGTTGCCCAGCATCATCTTCTCGCCAATGCCGGACACCAGCCTCAACACATCCTGTGGCAGCTTCGCGTTCTCTCGCTCTCGCTGCATGATTACCTTGTAGCTTCTCTGGAAGTTGGAGCTCACCACGCTGTGCAGCGTGTCGCTGTCCATCATTGCCCAAGTGCGTAGCTGTTCCGGGGAGCCTACAAGCCTCTGCAAAGGCGGAGGCAGCTTGGCAAACTCTTCCTTGCTGCCATAAATGCCATTGCGTGTTGCGTGGGAGATAAGCGTCCACGCCTCCGCTTCTGTCATCTCGCCCTTTTCCTCGACGAGCTGACGCATCTTCTCTTTCACATGGGCAATGGTTGGCGGGAACTCCCTTGTGTCAGCCACGATGATTGCCTTAACAGCCGCAGCCACCAGTCGCACATCATCGTCGGCAAACACACTCGCCCATAAGCTCATCACGTTCTTGGCATCCGGGGCATTCTTGCCGCCGTAGAAGTGCGGGTATGCCGCCGTCAAAATGTCCATGATCGTTGCCGTTTCCTGTAGCGTCATAAGCCCACCTCCATCTCCGCAGCAATGTCAGCCCAGCTCTTGCGCTTCGGCTGCTCTGCCGGTGCCGCTCGCTTCTTGTTCTTGGCTTCCCAAGTGCGGACAGCAGCCTTCCAGTCGCTCATAGCCACGCCGTTGCTTAACTTCCACTTCTGCCGGGCATAGTAGTCCACGAAGTATTGAGCATCAATGCCGTTCCCTCGCTCAAGACAGTAGGCTTGTACCTCGTCAACCGTGGGAGGGGTGAATTTAGCCCTTGGGGGTTTGGGGGATAACATTTGTTCTTTATCTTGTACTTGTTCTTGTTCTTTTTCTTGTTCTTTTTCTTGCTTCGGTTTTGCTTCCGCTTTGCTTGCGGTTTGCTTCGTTTCTCCTCCGCGTTTTCCGCTCTCTGCTTTTCGTCTGCTTGCCACCAAGTTTGGCTTGATCATCTCAAACACAATGGCTACAGAGTCGGGCATCTTCTCAATGTCGGGCTCTTCGCCGGTCAGGGCGTAGGCGCAGATTGCATCATACGCCATAGCCCTGTCAGCAGGTTTGCGGATACGTTTCACGGCACGATAGAAGCTGTCGTAGAACGTGAACTGGTTTCGGTTCATTTACCTCGCTCCCTTCGCCGCAGGAGCTTGTCCAAGCCTCGCAGAGCACCGTTTGCATCGCCAGCCTTAATCTGTCCGCTCAAGGTCTTGTACTGCTGTTTGCTCAACTTACTCTTGAACACCTTCACCCTTGCGATGGCAGCCTCTTTTTTGATAGGCTTTTCCTCTTCCGCTTTGGGCTTCTCTACCACGGTTTCCTTCTTGCTGTCGAGAGCCTCACGAATGCCTTGCAGACAATAAAGGGCGGGCGGAAGTGCAATTCCATTCCCCCAGAGCTTATACTCGGCAGAGTCGGTGTGGAGCTTACTGTACCAAGTCAGCATCTGTGCCTTGGTGTACTCCTTGGCTTCCTTGCCGCCGATCACCGTTGCATGGGTATTTCTCACCTCAAGCCAGAAGCGGTACTCCTCATCGGTGAAGTCATCCTTCTTGTCGATGTCGCCCCATCTGTCGGCAAAGCCCTGGAGTCGAGCACACTCGGTAGGAGTGAGCCGGCGGACGATGTAGTTGACCGTCACAAGGTTGGGGTCTTTGTAGTCTCTTGCCATAAGTGTTGGACTCACTTCCTCGCACACCTGCATGAAACTGCCGGTTGTGCAACAGATGGCAGGCTGCTCGGCTTCAATTACGCAGTTGAAGTTATCCTTGTCGGGCATTCGCTGATTGCCTCCCGCATTGTTGGCGGTCAAAGTGCCAGTAACCTGCCCACCGTCCCAATAAGCCGCAGTAGGCTCGACAATAGCAATGCCACCCTGGTTGCAAGAGGGGTTGCCACCGTTCAGGTCAAGCGTTCTGCTTGTTTTTGCCTCATAGATGCCGCTGTGCGGATTGTCGGACAGCATGGCATTGCTATGATAAGAAGAGATGCCGTAGCTTACTGCGTGGGTTTCTGTTGCGTTGAGGGTGTACATCTTGTCGCTCTCTTTATAGCCATCACCAAGGTGAGAGGGGCGAGATCCGTTGCCCTCGATTGCAACAGTTTTGGGTTCAATCACGGTGTAGTCGCCGCTGAACATCTCCTGTGCGCCAAGTTTCTCGTAACCGCTTGCCATGAGACAACCGGACACATCGTTTCCAGATGCAAGCACAGGCTCCATAATCATCGGCACATTGCCGCCACCAGTACCCATGCGGCTTGTAAGGGTCTGCACCTTTCCACTCTCGTCGATGTTCACTCGACTGTCGGCGGGATGGTTTTCGATGGCATAAAAGATTGCGCCTGTTGCCGCCGACCTCAAAGTGCCATTCACCTTGGATTCATAGCCATACTCGGCTTGGCCGCCGATGTTGTCGATGATGCCAGTGTGTACAGGCTGGAACAGATACTGGTCATTGTTTGTCGCAAGTGTTGCGCTCTTGTCCGTCTGCACCAAAGCACCTTTGCCACCGCCCTCACAGCCGGAGCGAATCTTGAGGGTATAGGCTACACCGCTCTCGCAATCATCTGCTCCAACGCTGTTTTCAGCATTGCGGGGAGCTGCTTGCCACGGCGTTCCGCTCTTCGCAAAATACCCTCGCACGCCTTCGCGCTCAAATAATACTTCTCGTGCGCGTTTGCCTCTAAGATCGAGGACAAGGTGGATTCTACGGCGACGCTGGGGGACTCCCCAGTATTGAGCATCAAAAACTCGGTACGCAAGGCTCCATCCGTCTCCGCAGTAACTGTCTGCATAGGGCCATCCGTTCTTCGGAACACCAGGCATAACGGCTGTCGGCTCGACGATTTTGATGAGCTCTTCGCAGACGATGCGGAAGTCTTCTCCTTTGTTACTGCTGAAGGCTCCGGGGACATTTTCCCACAGGGCGAAAGACGGATATCTTCCATTTGTTGCTCTCCTCATTTCTTTGATGATACGGACCGCTTCCATGAAGAGTCCGCTTCGTGTGGTTTCTTCATCACCGTTGGCTTCGTGCTTCAAGCCCGCTCTCTTGCCTGCCACAGACAGGTCCTGACAAGGACTGCCGAAGGTGATGATGTCAACGGGCTCAACCTCTGCACCGTTGATTTTGCTGATGTCACCCAGGTGCTTCATCTTGGGGAAGCGGGTGCGTGTCACAGCGATAGGGTACGGCTCAACCTCGCTTGCCCATGCAGGTTCAATGCCGCACAGGCTGCCAGCCAAGGGGAAGCCGCCGCTTCCGTCAAATAGGCTTCCTAACTTGTATGTCATGCTTTTTTCCTCACTTTCAGCCCATACATCCGGCACAGGGTCTTATCCATGACCACACCGCCGGGAATATGGTACTTCTCAAAAAACTCGCTGTCGGGCATCGTATGAGCCTCTGTGTGGTGTTCTCTGCACAGGGGCAATACTTCCAGCCCTTCGTGAATAACATCGTTTCTGTTGCGTCCCATGCCGATTCTGTCTACATGGTGCAAGTCGGTTGGCATACCGCAGATGCAGCAATGCTTCGTAACCAAGCAATGGTAGATGTAGTCCGCCACATCGTCCGCATACTCCAGTAGGCTAAACCGGCAAGGGATATCCCACTCCAGTATGAAGCGGATGAGATACCGCTGGAACGCACACACCAAGCTCATAGGTGCGTTGGACAGAGAGAACAGCTTGTCCGCCGTCTGCTCCAAATCCTCGGTCATGAACTTGATCTTCATCCATTCCTTCGTTGGGTCTATCCCCTGTCCGGTGTACTCGCTGATCTCACGCAACAGCGCATAGCACATCTTCCGCTGCTTGTCCGATAGCGGCCTGTTGTCCACCAGCTGAACGAGGCAGCTCTTGTATTCCCGCTTCGTCAGCGTGTACCAATCGTCATACGGTGCGCGGATCAGCACTTCCTGCCGCTTATCGTCATAGCCAACGATCTTGCCCTTAACAATGTCAATGGGCGTTTTCATTTCTTGGGCTCCGTTTTCTGGCACTTTCTGCACAGAGGCTTGCCCCAATGCTTCACGGAATAGTCGTGCTCTGCGGGGCTGATGTCATCGGTGCAGACAGAGCATTGAGGACCACGCGCCGTGGAGTAAGCAGCCTTTACGGGGGAACGATACTCGGGGACGGTAGACACCTTGTAGTCAACCTCGGCGCTTGCGGTCTGGTCGGGATCATCGCCGGTGCTGATTTTGTAAGCCTTCATCAGCGCGTACTTGTCAGCATAGGTCATTGCCTTGCCGCTACCCTTGTCCTGTGTGTCGATGCCCTCTGCAAAGGTAACAGTCTCAATAAACTCGTTGGGGTCATCTACATTGACAAAGCGGTAGATGGTCTGCACACGGGTGAAGAAGGTGGTTTTCTTCGTCACCTTGCCGTTATACTCGCTCTCACTCTCAAGCATATGGCTCTCCAGCACCGTTCTGTCGCAGGGGTAGGAGTATACGCCGTGCTTCTCCTCAATG